TGCTTTGCTGTTATATTCGTAGTGTGGATTGTTTGCGTAGTATACACACTAACTAGCAGTTAAATTCCCAGACATGGAGGTAGATCATGACTACTAAAACAGAGAGCCTAAAGAGTGTTAGATGTGAAGTAATGCGTAGTAGGAAGGTAGGTAACAACACGTTTGAGGTACTGTATACGGATGGCTCAAGGGCTATTAGACTACACAAGACTGACATAGTTACCTTCATAGATGATGTGATTATACTAGATACTAACGGGTGGGAGACTGTAACTACCAAGACTAGGATGAACGACCATATTCCCGGCCTAGCACATGTGTACCAGCGTAGGCATGTCTGGTATGTGTCTACAAACAATGACGGGGACATACCATACTATGACGGGATTAAACTAGACTGGAACGGTAACCATATAACTCACCCCACTAAACAGGAGGATAGAGTATGACTAAGATTTCATCACCGTACAAAACAGAAGCATTTAGAGCTTACAGTAGGGCCAGAAGTAGGGAACGCATGAAGGGAGTTAAACTTATAGGAGTAAAGGTAGACACCCAAATGCACAAGGATCTTAAGCGTAGGGTTGGTGAGCTAGGCCTGAACGTGCAAACAGTATTGAAATTACTGGTTATCAGTTTCCTGAAAGGTGACTTAAATATTAATGTAGCAGTAGAAAGGGCAGAGGAAGACGCAAGTAACATAGGATAAGGTGTATCAAGGGGCTGTACGTCACCCCCCTGTGAGACCCATGCAGACAGGCACAGGGTTTAGCAAAACGCCCTAGCTGATAAACGTTGGTACATAACCCCTATTCATGAGACAGCGTTAAGCTAGGGAAGTCTGCATTACCGTCAAAATATTGACGCTTATCAATTCCCGGAGCAGAAGGAGACGACTATGAGTACTAAGAGAAGTCCTACCAGCCTGTTTGTAGATTCAGTGGAAGAGTGCCTAAACGCATGGCACAGGATGACATACGCAGCAGAGAGGGGTAGAGACAGGCTACCACGGGAAGACTTGGCTGATTTTGTTCAGGAAGTAAATGGCTGGAGTCACATGTTCTTTAGCAAAGAGGATGCAGCTGAACAGAATAAGGCTTGGAACCCTACATTTGCACCCCATACAACGGGCCACTATGAGAACGAAGACAAGGAGGTACAAGAAGATGACTTTTAAATGGGCAATGATATGTTTTATTAGCGTTGTTTTACTGGCATTAGGCTTAATACTTACATACATAGATAATTCTATGACACCTAGGAGAGTGGACAGAATATCCGCAACTAGCCCCAACACTGGGGAGGATAGAGACAGGCACTGGAGGTTTATACACTGTACTCCAACTAACAATGATTGTGGGAGGCTAAACTAGATGGGCAGAAAATTCCATGAAGAGCCTACCACTAGAGACACGGAGATACTAGAGTCTATTAGGTGGGGGCATAGCCAGTCAGATATAGCTAAGGTTTACGGTATAAGCAGGCAGAGGGTGTACCAAATTAAAAACAGGTGGCCTCATCTTTGCGTAAGGGGAGTGCCACCACTAACGAAAGGGGTATCCAAATGAGTTTATCACTAGGAGTTAATTCACAAGAGGTAACATTTGAGCAGTTAAGAGAGTTCAAGGTAACAGACAGGAGCCATACTTGGGTTGGCAAGGGCGGTAAGACCTATAACCTAGACCGTAGTGACCAGTGGCAGGGGCTACAGCACCATGACTTTGCATCAAGTATTGTAGAATCTTGTCATGGGTTCAACATGCCAGTGGATATGCTTAAGTCTAGATGGGGGGTAAGCGATGAGGGTTCTGACCTATTCGCATCAGTGTCCTTCAGACCCTCAGTTATGGGCAAACAGTCAAGCCTGTCTAACTACTTCACAGAGGACACAATGCCATGCCTAGGTATAAGACATAGCAATAGAGGTAGGTTCTCTGCACAAATGACAATCGGGAGAAGCGTACTGGTATGCGATAACCTAATGATTACAGGGGAGTACCTGTTTCGCAAGAAACATACCTCTGCTAACGCTAATGATCTAGGCTTTACGATTAGGCAGGGGCTTATGCAATTCCTAACAGAACAGCAGGGTATCAGTGAGTCCATAGATATTCTAAAGGACAGACAACTTAGCTCTGCTGATGTTGGTCGCTTGTATCTAACCGCTGGTAGACGTAAGCTATTACCTTGGTCACACATTGGTAAGGTTGACGAATACTGGAACCAACCTACACACGCTGAGTTTACTAGAGATGGCTCTACTGGTTGGCGTATGTATAACGCTATTAATACAGTGGCTAAAGACTATAACCCAGTGAGACAGATAGAGCTTATCTCTAAGGCTGAGAGTCTTATTGTTGATTGCTCTGATAAGGAGGCGTTATGTTATTAACTACAGAGGAACGAAGAGAAGGGATAGGTGGCTCTGATGTAGGCTCAATCATGGGAGCTAATCCCTACTGTAGCATCATAAAGTGCTATAAGGAAAAGATGGGGGAGATACCCCCACCTGAGCTTAACTATGCTATGGAGTGGGGATCTATACTAGAGGATGTGGTAGGTAAGAAGTATGCAGAGGACAATAACATCCACTTTCACGGGGGTAGCTTAGTGAAGGAAGCTCCTGACTACCCAGTTAGCAGGAGTGGTGTTATGTACGAACCTGATACACAGCGTAGTGACAAGCATAACTGGGCTTACGCTCACCCTGACTTCTACATCTCAGATAAAGATGGCGACATCACAGGTGTAGAGATTAAAACAGTGGGTGAGGGTATCTACAATAAGTACTGGGCCGCAGGGGATATTCCCCCTTGGCAATACTACCAAGTAGTCTGGTACTCAATGGTAACTAAGATTAACAAGTGGATTCTGGTGGGGTTTGCGCCCCACCTGCGCTCACATACTGATCCTATGTTTACCCATGAGATAGAGATAGACATGGATACTCAGCTAAAGGTATGGGGAAAGGTTAAGAGCTTCTGGGATTGCGTACAAGATAACACAGTTCCTGAACTCACTGAACCTACAGAGAGTGATGTCAAGTTGCTATACCCAGAGAGTAATGCTGAGACAGTGCCTACTAGCCCAGAGATTGAGGGTAAGTGTAACAAACTTAAAGAAGTTAGAGCCGCTATAAAAACACTAAGCGAAGAAGAAGAGGCACTGAAGAACCAAGTGAAATACTACATGGGTAACTGTGGGATACTTGTTAGTTCTGAAGGCAAAGCTATGGCAACCTACAAAAGTCCTAAGGCTAGGGTATCTGTGGACAATAAGGGTATGCTGAAAGACCTGAAGGAAAAGGTGGGACTGCTTGAGTATGGGAAGATAGAGGATCTTAACACTAAGGCCTTCGTGTTATCTAGAAGGTTCCTGCTTAAGTAAGTGTTTCACGTGGAACAAAGTGTTCAACAACTAACCGGAGTATTCTATGGGTAAGAAGAAGGCAGATAAAGATGTTCATGTTCATGTTAGATTCCCTGATCTAGAAGCTTTTATCAGGGAGATAAGAGACTCCTTGTTGCAGGACATAGGGCAACTCACGTTCCCTAAGAATTGTGAGTTTAGAATAGCACCAGAGGATGTTGATATATATAAGTGTCCAGACGGCAACGGCTTACACGTTGTTGTTGTAATGGAAAACCTACCAGATGAACTAACAGAAAGGGATGGCAATGAAAACAATTAAAGATCTGTACCAGCATTTCCAGAGCGATGACTTTAGAGATGACCTAGCTAAGTGCATCAAAAGCAAGGGTAGTAAGGGGATGGACTATGTACCTTGGTCTAACATTATGAACAGATTTTTCAAGGCCTGCCCCTTGGCTACCTATGAATTCACAGAGTATGTGCTAAAGCTAAATGAAGGTGGTGTGCAGTGTGAAGTTACACTGCCATACACCGGGACTAGCAAGGCAGGGTACTTTGTTAAGACTAGTATCACATGCTTTGGTGTTACTAGAAGCATGACCTCTCCTGTATACGGTAAGACGTTCCACTCTGTAACCTTAAACCCACAGTCTAATCAAATACACAATGCTCAGATGCGTTGCCTCTGTAAGAACGCAGCCATGTTTGGTTGTGGCATAGAACTATGGACAAGGGAGGAGGAGTCTCAACTCAAAGCTGAAGCTGAGACTCCTGAAGCTACGGGGATGGAAGATCCTGACGCAATCATAGCCGTAAGCAATCAGGTCTTCGGAGGGAAAGAGATAAAGCCAGTAGCAAAGGAGTCTTGCCCTAAGTGTGACTCTGTACTGGTAACAAAAACTAGCAAGCATGGTAGTTTCCTTGCCTGCTCTGGTTATCCTGATTGCAAGTTTACTAAGAACATATCTTAATATAATTATTATTATAATCATATCAATAATAATAATAATAATAATAATTATAATGGGGGAGGGGGGTTCTCTCCCCCGTGAAAGGTTTCTATGACTGAAGATTCTGTTAAGGCAGAGAGCAAGTCTACTCCATACACAGACATACAACTAGAGACAACACTCTTATCCATGATGATTGAAGGTAAGGCTAGTGCCTCCTACTTTCTAGATAGGATACAGAGTACCGACCTCTACTACAACGAATATAGAACTGTATTCTCTGGGATTAAAGACCTGTTTGCCCTAGGTAGTAGTATCTGCTACATGACTATGCGCTCTAAGTTTGCAGGTGAACACAAGATACTTACGCTACTAGAGAGACTTAACGACCACAAAGGCGTGGTTAATATAGATAAGTTGCAGGTGTGTAGGCTGGTAAAACAGTTCTCCCAGAAGAGAGTAATTAAGAGGGCGTGTGGTAAAGCTATATCTAGAATAGAGAACAACGATAACTCAGATGATGTGGTACAGGATCTACAGAAAGAAGCTACTGACATTATCAGGGCTAGTGAATTTATAGTTGAAGGTTCTCTGTCTTCTGATACAAACGAGTGGGTTAGTGAGATTGAAGAGGAGTTTGGTTTAGGAGAGAGAGAGGAGGATACCTATGATGGGCCAGCGGTAGGCATGTCTGCACTAGATAGGAAGATGAGGGGGTTACAGGACATTAACGTAATCTCTGCACCTACAGGAATAGGCAAGTCTATGCTAGCCCTTAACTGGATCGTGAACATAGCTACAGACAATAGGTTTGAGGGTAGAATACTTTACATAAACTATGAAATGAATAAGAAGCAGTTAGCTAGACGTATATTCGCTATACGCTCAGGGGTTACATACAATGAGATATACGACAGACGGTTCCTAACTAGGGCTAATGCAGACAGGTACAACGCTGCACGAATAGAATTCCTTGAGAGAAAGAACATCATACTTACTGGCAACGAACCTAAGACACTACCTGTAACCATAGCTATGATTCAGGAGCATGTGTCTTGCCATAATGTAGAGGTGGTGGTAATTGACCACTTAGGTGAAATATCTGCTGAGCGTAGTGAGCATAAGATGGAACACTGGATGAAGCTACAGAAGTATGTGAAAGAACTTAAGGGAGTTACCTCAAGGCTGGGGGTTAGACTTATAGTTGTAGCCCAGCAAAACAGAGAGGGATATAACAGTGGCAACGGCTCTGCTGGTGGACTAGGTAGAGTTGCAGGAACCCTAGATCTTAGTAGAATATGTGATTGCTTTATCAACCTATACACAAACAGAAACGGAGAAAAAATAATGGCCCTTGAGAAAAACCGTAACGGTGAAGTAGGTGAGTTTATCGTAGACTTCAACGGCCCAACTCAAACTATGACAATAAAGCAGGAGGTTCTAGGATGAAAAAAGTAAAGGCTAGCATGAAAGAGCAAATGTACAGAAGAGATGTAATGAGACAGAAACATGAGTTCCTAACTACAGAAGCAGATAAGGTTGCTGATATTAGCCTGAAGAATCTATACAGAGGGGACGCAAGGATACTTAGAAATGAGATAGATCACATTACATGCTACCTAGATACATGTACTAAGACCCTGACAAAAGAGGGTGGCCCTACACCAGAAGAGCTAGTTAATTTGCGTAACTTTAAATACTGGCAGGACTAGAGAGAGGATACGATATGACTAAGATGAGTAGAAGTAAAGGGCAGAGAGGGGAAAGGGAAGTATGCCATATCCTTAGCGAAGGCTTGGGGTTCCAGATAACAAGAGAGCTAGGAGCCTCTAGGTCTGGAGGTTGTGACATCAAGGTAACTATAGCTGACATAACATATATGATTGAAGTGAAACTACACATTAAATTCTCTGAAGCTGATATACAGAAGTACTGGCAACAGGCTATAGATCAGGCAGAGGAAGAGAGAGGAGCAATACTTAACCCAATACCCTTGTTAATATACAGACAGAACAGGTGGAAGAAGTGGCAGTGTCGTATGTCTTGGGGTCATCTACTCTGGCAGCTACAGTCAACGGGGAGACTCCGTTATACATACAGGATGGACGCTGAAGATTATGTGACTATGGACATGGATAAGGCTATGAGTATTATGGAGA